TAAATAGATTTTTTCAAATTTATAAATTTGATTTTGTTTTTAAAAATTTGAAAAAGATATTAAAAACATTAAATAAAATATAATAATAATATAATATAATATGAATAATCAAAATGAACCAGAAACAAAAAAGGTTACAGGTGTTCAATTTAGTATTATGTCTCCAAAAGAAATAAGAGATAGATCTGTTGTTGAAATTACCAAACATGATACTTTTGATAAAGATATGCCATGTATTAAAGGTTTATTTGATATTCGAATGGGAACAACAGATATGGGTAAAATTTGTGGAACCTGTGGTCAAAATAATATTAATTGTCCAGGTCATTTTGGGCATATTGAATTAGCGAGACCAGTTTATAATTACCATTTAATTAATTATACTCTTAAGATTCTTAAATGTGTATGTTTTAGATGTTCAAAACTTTTGGTAAATAAAGAAGATATACAAATACAAAATATATTTAAAAAATCAAATAAAGTTAGATGGTCTGAAATTTATCAGGCATCTCAAAAAATGCAAAGGTGTGGTCAAGAAAATGATTACGGTTGTGGATGTTTACAACCTAGTTATAAATTAGATGGTGTCGATGGAATTAAAGCTACATGGAAAAATGTTGACGGAGAAGCTATTTCTCAACATCTTAAGGTTGAACAAGTTAAAGATATATTAGAGAAAATAACAGATGAAGATTGCAGATATTTAGGTTATTCTGAATTATGGTGTAGACCTGAATGGTTAATTTGTTCGGTTCTTCCTGTTCCCCCACCTTCTGTTAGACCAAGTGTAAAACAAGATGATTCTCAAAGATCAGAAGATGATTTAACGCATAAATTAAGTGATATAATTAAATGTAATAATACTCTTAAGAATAAAATTAATTCAGAGAGTACCATGGCAGTAATTGATGATTGGACAAAGGTTCTTCAATATCATATAGCAACATTGGTTGATAATGATTTACCTAATATAGCACAATCTTGTCATAGATCTGGAAGACCACTAAAGGCGATAAGGCAAAGGTTAAAGGGTAAAGATGGTCGTATTAGAAATAATCTAATGGGGAAAAGAGTTGATTTTAGTGGAAGAAGTGTAATTACACCTGATCCAAATATTGAATTAGATCAATTAGGAGTTCCATTTGTTATTGCAAAGAATTTAACATATCCTGAAATCGTAAATGATTTTAATAAAGAAAAATTAATTGATTTGGTTCAAAATGGTCCTAATAAATATCCAGGGGCAAAGAGTGTTATGAAGGGTGATATTACAAAATCTATTAATGAATTTAACAAAAAAGATATTTTCCTTGAAAATGGTGATATTGTTAATCGACATTTATTGAATGGGGATTATGTATTATTTAATAGGCAACCTTCACTTCATAAGATGAGTATGATGGCGCATAGGGTAAAGGTCATGAAAGGAAATACATTTAGATTAAATGTTAGTGTAACACCACCTTATAATGCTGATTTTGATGGCGATGAAATGAATATGCATGCCCCTCAATCAATAGCATCAGTTGTTGAATTGATGAATATTGCTTCTGTTAATTACCAAATTATTTCACCAAGAGAAAATAAACCTATTATTACAATTGTTCAAGATACTCTTCTTGGAATCAACAAATTAACAAAGGGTGAAACTATTAAATATATTCCTAAAATGAATGATGATTTGTATTATTCGAATAATACAAATATTTATCCAATTCAAAAGGGTAGTGAAGATTCAGTTAAAGAAATTATTGAAGAAACACAATATTTTACAAAACAACAAATGATGAATATTATTTGTGAATGTTCAACTTTTACTGGTTTTATTCCTGAACCTTCATACGAAATTAATGGTGTCCAATTTTGGAGCGGTAAGAAAATTACATCATCTATTATACCTGAACATATAAATTTATCAATGGAAAATGCATCATTTGATAATAATAAGAATAATACATTGAATAAGGTTATCGTTGAGAGAGGTGAATTAAAATCAGGGGCACTTGACAAGGGTGTATTTACAAAAACATCAAAGGGTTTTATTCATACTATTTTCAATGATATTTCACCTAAAAGAACTAAAGAATTTATTGATGATTTACAAAAACTAGCTTGTAATTCATTAATGATTGAAGGATTTTCAATTGGTATAGGTGATATGATTGCTGACGAAGATACAAATACTAAAATAAATAATTTAATCCAAAAAAGGAAAGGGGAAATTGAAGAAATTCAACAAGAAATTCATCTAAATATCTTTGAGAATCATAGTGGACAAAGTAATAGTGAATTCTTTGAAGGAAAAGTAAATGCTTTACTTAATAAAACTTTAAATGAAACTGGTAAACTGGGTTTATCAAACCTTGATGAAAAAAATAGAGCAACTAATATGGTTAATTGTGGTTCAAAGGGTAAACCAACAAATATTGGGCAAATTGTTGCTTGTTTAGGACAACAGAATGTAGATGGAAAGAGAATTCCATATGGATATAATAAGAGAACATTACCTCATTACAATAAGTTTGACGATTCTCCTGAAGCAAGAGGTTTTGTAGAAAATTCATTTATTAGTGGTCAAACACCACAAGAATTCTTCTTTCATGCTATGGGTGGTAGAGAAGGTTTGATTGATACAGCATGTAAAACATCAGAAACAGGTTATATTCAAAGGAAAATTATGAAATTAATGGAGGATCTTAAAGTACATTATGATTATTCGGTTAGAAATGCTTCCGGATCAATTATTCAATTTATGTATGGGGATGATGGTATGGATGCTACGTTTGTTGAATCTCAACCATTAGAAATCATTAAATTATCAACCGAAAAGATTATTAAGAAATATTATTTTGATGAAAAAACAAATTGGTCTATGATTTTAAATAAAGAATTAATAAAAGACGCAAAGGGGAAAGATGAAATATATGTTAAAAGTTTATTTACAATCTTTGAACACAAAGAATATATCATACAAGAAATATTTAAAATGAGAAATATTGAAAATAATATATTTTATCCAATACATATCAAGAGAATTACTGAAAATATTTGTGAGAAAAAGATGAAACATTCAAATATATCTCCTTTAGAAATAATTGAAAAGAATGAAATTCTGAAAGCGAAACTTAAATTAACTGATAATTTTGAGAATAATAAAATGATTCATATACTTATTGATATTCATTTACATCCAAAGAATTTAATTTTGAATCATAAAATTCAAGGATATGAATATGAATCAATTATTACCGAAGTGGAGAAAATATTCGAAACATCTAAAATATCACCAGGTGAAATGGTGGGAGCAATTGCAGCTCAAAGTATAGGTGAACCCGCAACACAAATGACTCTAAATACTTTCCATTATGCTGGTGTTTCTTCTAAATCAAATGTAACAAGGGGTATTCCCAGATTGAAAGAATTACTTCATGTCACGCAATCCCCTAAATCCCCAAGTACAAAGATATATCTAAAAGAAGAATATAATAATGTAAATCAAAATAAAGCAGAATTTGTAAAGAATGATTTAGAATATACTATACTTAAAGATATTGTTGAAAAAAGTGAAATTTATTATGACCCTAAAAATACTTTGTTTGATACTGATATTACTAATGATAAAGAAATGTTATCTATTTATAAAGAATTTATAGATTTTAATGAAAATACTGATGAATGTGAAAGTTCGCCGTGGATTATTCGTTTTACATTTCAAAAAGAAAAGATGATGGAGAAAAGTATTATTATGGAAGATGTTTATTTATCATTAATGAATTATGATTCAGGGATGCTTAAATTCATATTCTCTGATGATAATTCAAAAGAACTAATAGGTAGAATTAGTATCCTTGCTGAAATTAAGAGTGGGGCATTAGGGTTAAATGGTTTATTGGATCAATCGGATATAATTTCAACATTCAAAAATATTGAAGATGGTTTATTGACGAATGTTGTAATTAAAGGGATAAAAGGTATCACAAATATTGCAATGGATGAAGAAACAGCATATAAGAAAATTGATATGGAGTACAATATGGAATTAATTGAACAATTCAAGAAATTGAAAGATAAAGATGAAATAACAAAAATGAAAGAAGAAGTTAAAGTTTGGGTTTTTGACACTGATGGAACAAATATACTTGAAGTATTGAATTCTCCCTATGTAGATATTATAAACACATATTCAAATGATATTCATGAAATGAATAAAACATTTGGTATTGAAGCAGCAAGAGAATTATTGATTGAACAAATGGAAGATTTATTTGAAGAATATATTAATATTAGACATATTGGTTTACTTTGTGATATAATGACAAATAAAGGTGTATTAACACCCATTAATAGACAAGGTATTAAGGTTGGAGATACAGGTCCTCTTGGGAAATGTTCATTTGAAGATACTACAGATCAATTAATTAGTGCTGGTATATTTGGTGAAATAGATCATTTGAACGGAGTTTCTTCAAATATTATGTTAGGGCAATTGATTAAATCAGGAACAGGTATGTGTGATATTCTTCTTGACGAAGAAAAATTACTAAGAGAATTAGATGATATTGGAGAAACAGAAGATGATTATATTGAAGTAACTGAAAATAATATTGATACACTTCTTCAAGAAGAAGAAGATGATGATTGTATGGATGATGACTTTAAGTTTTCAATTGAATAAATCTTCTACTGTTTCATAAATATTTAATAAGGAGGTATAAATATATCTAAACCTATTTTTTCACAACCATCTATTTTTTCTAAATCACCTGAATGAACTATTTTTGAATTATGGAATTTAGTTTGCATATTTTTACAATCTGTATAAATTTCATGTGTTTTAACTTTTTCTTCTGTTTCTGGGATAATTTCTTTGGGTATTTGAAGGTTTTCATCCAAATTTAATTTTTGTTCTTCAACTTCTTTAATACCAGTTAAACTATCATCTGGTATTAAAGCTTCTTCTTCTTTAAGATCCATTGATGTATCTGTAGATCCGGTTTCAGTTTCCGTTTTAAATAAATCACTTGTATCTAATGAATCTTTAGATACATCATCAGAAGTATCTAAAACTGGTGTAGGATTATTTGATGGTAAAGGTATATCTTCTTTTTTAGCATCACCTTGTTTAGGAGTTTCCGCAGGTGGGACTGCTCCAAATGCAGGAGCAACTTCTGATTTTGCTTCAATTACAGGTGTAGCAGGTGTAGCAGGTATTGCCGGAGGTGCTTCAAATGCCGGAGGTGCTTCAAATGCCGGAGGTGCTTCAAATGCCGGAGGTTCAGATTCATTTACAGAGGGTTCTACTTTCTTCGGAAGTATTTCACCTAATCCACCGCCACCTTGGTTATTATTATTTATTTTATTATCTTTATCTTTATTGAATCCATCAAATCCTTCATTTTCCTTATCAGATTTTACTTTTTGTTGGGTCATTTTATCCATTATTTCTTGTTCTTCTGATTTAATATTATCATTGGGCATATCAACTTTATCTTCTACTTTTTTTAATTCTTTTTTAAGAACATTTTCATTATTAGATTTTACTTTAAATTCTTTTAATTTTTTATCATTTTCTTTTACAATATCTTTATCTAATTTATAAATTTTTTCTAAAATACTTTTAACTTTATTAACTCTTTTATCTTTTAATCGAACCATTTCAAGAGATAAATATTTAGATAATAAATGTTGTCTTGTTTCACAGAAAATTAAAATCTTAATTTTATCTAATTTTGATAAATTTTCATCAATATCTTTTGTTAAGAATCTTTGATATTCATCATATAAATAAAGGACACCTTGTTTTTGATTTTTATCACAATTTTTAAAAGATTTAAATGATATTCCACCAAAAATATTATCAAAGAAACCCCTTGGTTTATTAGAACAACCATGTAAACGTTTCTTAATAATAAGTTTAAAGTCTAAATTTTCTTCTAATAATTGAATTTTTTCTTTAATTTCATCAAATTTAATAAATACACCCATTTCAACTAAAGCTTTCATTACATTGTATTCAAATGTTTCATCTAGAGGATCAAAACCACAAATAATCCTAAACCAGTTAATATTTTCTTTAATAAATATATCTTTATTACATTCAAAAAGATATAAAAATAATTGTTTAACATGCATATTGCGATCATTTATTAAATCTTGACAATCTACATTTTCAATTTCAAACTTAATTTTATTGGGATCTTGTAATTCTTCCGCGGTATATTTAAATATACTTTGAATAGTAGGTGATTTTCTAAAGTAATTATTACTAAGAACAATATCTTTTAAAGCATCTACATCAATCATATTCAAATATCTATCCATTTTATTGTAATCAAAAACTTGAGATGTTGGTAAAATATTAATTACATCTTTTGATAAAAGAACATCTAATATAGTTATAATACTTCCACCACCACCTTCTTGTTTAACTACTCTAGATTTTTTCCTAGAAATTTTTCGTTTAGTCCTTGTTTTTCTAGAACTTTTTCTTGAAACCCGTTGTTTTCTTCTTGTTTTATCAACTTTCTTAGAAGTTCTTTTTTTCTGAAAAGTATTTCTTTTCTTTTGTGTTCTTCTTTTCATGTTATTATATTATATAATATTTAAAAAAAATAAATTAATTTAAATATCTTTTATGAAGAATGTTTATATATATTAATTATAAAATATACCTTAAAGGTATTAATGGAAATCTAATTTCTTCTTGATTTTCTATAACTTCTTACTTTCTTATTTTTTCTAGACATTTTTACTTTTCTAGATCTTTTTACTTTTCTAGATCTTTTTACTTTTCTAGACTTTCTTTTTACTTTTCTAGATCTTTTTTTTCCTAGATTTTTTAAATATTGTTTTCTAGACATATTTTTAGGAACTTTATCAAACCATAATGGATATCCACCATTCTTTCTTTTCCCTCCACCAGAATAACCTGATACTAATGCTGGTTGCCCTGGAGAAATCATATCTCCTAAATCATGATGATATGCTGTTGTAAATGGTAAATCACCGCAACTATAACTCATTTATATAATAATAAATATTTTATTTTTTAATTTTGTAATTATATTCGGAATTATTATTATTATCAAAAAAATCTATATGTAAATATTTCTTATTAGGTATAATTAATCCATGACCTAAATTTGTTGATGAAAATATTAATTTACTATCTTTCATATTTTGTAAATTCGTAACATAATCATATGGTTTCCCACCTGAACCACAAACAATTATGTGTAATTTTTTATTATTAATATCTTTTTGAATATATTGTTTTGTATGATCATGACCACACATATAAAGATCTATCTTTCCATAGGAAAATAACGCATTTAAAAAATTTTCTAAAATAGGTTCTGCATTACCATGTCCTGAAATTGAACGATATGTATGATGACCATAAAGAATATTCCAATCACCTTTTGCTTTTTGTATTTTATCTTTAAAATATTTTAATTGTTTCATAATTTCATTATCTTTCATTAAATCAACATTTGTATCAAGGACAAAAAAATTTATTTTTACTCCATTTACAACCTTTGTATAATGATAATATCTTTTAGGCAAATGCCATTTATCTGAATGTTTTGTATATTCTATTTGATATTTATAATTATCAGGTATTATATGATTGAATAATATTTGTCCATAATCATGATTCCCTAAACAATGATAAAATTTAAGTTTAATATCTTTATAGGGTTCTTCAAAATGTGATATAAATTTTTTATCATTTACAGATTTAACACCCCCTTCATAAATATTGTCACCTAATCCACAAATAAATTTAATTTTTTTAGATTTTATATGAGAGAATATATTATCGGCCACACGTTTTTGATGAATATCTGCCGTCCCAAAATCACCTAGTAAACATATACTCATATAATTAGTAAAATATTTTAAAATATTCTTTTATTATATAATATAAATATGTCTTTATTTTGTACTAATTATGATTTAGTAATCGTAGGTGGTGGTATATCAGGATTATTCTTAGCATATAAGTTAGCAGAAACAAATTTAAAAGTTCTTTTACTCGAAAAAGAAAAAAAATTAGGTGGTAGAATTCATACAATCAAAAAAGATAATTATTCTTATGAATGTGGGGCAGCAAGATTTAATGAAAATCATTTAAAATTAATATCATTAATAATTGAACTTGATCTTCAGGATCAAATGATACAATTACCAAAAGATATCGAAACAAAGGTAAGAAAATATGATACTAAAAATAAATTAGATACATATTTCCTTTTAAATATTCTAGGGAAAAAATATTCATCCTACGAAGATTCTTATTTAAAAAATATAACTTTTTATCAATTAATTGTTGAAGTTTTTGATAATGAAACAGCAGAATTTATAAAAGATTCATTTGGTTATGATTCAGAATTTATTCATTTAAATGCTTTAGCAGCTATTACAATGTTTAAAGATGATTTATTTAAAAAAACAGATTATTATATTTTACAAAATGGTTTATCACAAATAATAGAAAGAATAGAAAAATATTTATCTTTCAAAAAAAATGTAACTATCTTAAAAAATAATTCTTTAAAGAAAATATATGATAATAAAATTGAAACTACAATTGATACATATTATTATAAAAATTTAGTTTTAGCATTGCCTCAATATAATCTTAAACAATTAGATGAATTTAAAGATTTTAAAGAATTAGATTTTGTTGAACCAATACATTTACTTCGTATTTACGCAAAGTATCCAGTAGGTAAGAATGGTGTTTGGTTTAAAGATTTAAAACGCACAACAACAAATAACTATTTAAGGCATATTATACCAATCGATTATGAAAAAGGTTTAATAATGATAAGTTATGTGGATTGTTTTTATGCAAATATGTTACAATCAATGTATATGAATGGAAAAGAATCTTTAATAAAAGCAATTCATAAAGAAATAAAAACATTATTTGATATTGAACCTCCTAAACCAAATGAATTATTTGTACATAACTGGGATAATGAATATGCTGGTGTTCATATGTGGAAAACAGGTTATGATTTAAATAAAGTATATCCTAAAATTATGAAACCAGATAAAGAAAAAAATATTTATATTGTTGGTGAAGCATATTCTAAAAAACAATGTTGGATTGAAGGAGCATTAGAAACATGCTATGATGCCTTAAAAATGATAAAATTTAAAGGAATTGAAATAAATTTTTCAAAAGAAGATGTTTTAAAAAAAGAAAAGGTTGAGAAAATTACTAAGAAAAAATATACTATTCAAGAAGTTTTAAAACAAGAAAAATGGATAATTTTAGAAGTAAATAATAAAAAGAATATTTATGATATAAGTAATTGGATATCTTTACATCCAGGGGGGACAGCTATATTGAGAGG